CAAATGTCGATTTAAACTATAATATTTTTTTCTTTAGTAGATTTGGTTAAATGAAGTTTAAAATATTCGTTTTTAGAAAAATTATCATTAAAAATTTGTTTAGCTATTTTTTTTAAAGTTTCTTTTAATTTTTTTGATTTAAATTCTAAATGATTGTCTGTGCAACGCACTCCTGGTCTAAAATAAAAATTAATTTCTAAATTTGAAAAAGATTTTTTGTTCATACTAATACCGCTAGGTCTTAAGTCTAAGTCAACAATAATGTTTTCTTCAAAAATTTGTTTATCTAATTTATTAAATAATGTGTGTTTAATATCTCTACTTAAATTTAAGACGACTCGTTCCCAATTTTCGACTTCTTTTTTTGGTTCAACCCAAGTTTGAATATTTAAGTAAATAGATTTAAAATTTACGGAATCGACTGTTCCATAGGTAACTTTAGCGGTTTTAAAACCGATAATTTTGGCTGTTTTGCCTTTTTTCATTAGTATCCATATTTTTTTTTCGTTTATTAACAAAAAAGTAAGTATATTTGTACTCATAGTCAAAAAAATTAATAAAATAGACTATATGTAATATATGATAATCATTAAATTAGATAAAAACATTTCAATTGAAAAAGCTTTAAGACTTTATAAGAGTAAACTTATAAAAATTAGACAAAATAATGAATTAATTTCCAGGAAAAAATTTGAAAAAAAGTCAGTAATTAAAAGAAAACAAATTTTAAAAGCGAAATATATTCAGAAATTAAAAACTAGTAACGAAATTTAAAGACTATCGTTAAGATTTTTAAGTTTAAAAAAATTAATTAACTCACATTTTTCTGATTCAACCATTTGCAAAGTTTCGTTAATTTTCTTATTTGTTTCTTCGTCAGAAGATTCATTTAAAACTGATAACTTTGTTTTAATGTTTTCTTTTAAATCGTTAAATTTATTATTTAACTCAGAATTGTCCATTGATAAAAATTTAAATAATTCATCTTTTTCAGATTCATTTAAATTATCAATATAATTTGATATTGTTCTATTTGCTACATTTACCATCGTTTGCATTGGTAAATTTATAAGTTCTTTATTTTCAACCACTGGGGATTGTTTAAGAGTTTCAATAATTATTTTTTTTGATTCTATTTTTTCTTCTAACTTTGAAAGTGTTGGATATAATAAATAATCAACTTCAGAATAAGAATTAATTGAATTTGTTTTTCCAACCCATTTTTTAATTTTTTCTAAATCACTTTGTTTTACTTTTTTTAAAGTACTTTCAAATGAAAAAATTGTTTCGTTTAAATATTCAGTTGCAATAGACTCATTAAGACCTTTATTGGTTTTTAAATCATCATAAATATAAAATAATTTTGCAACATTTTTTTTAGTTAATACTAATTTATTAAAATTAATAACTTCGTTTTTAAAAGTTCCTTTTGAATATGACTCAGTTAAAAACTTATCTACGTTTGATTTTAAAATTCCTATTTTCATCTTTTTTTTATTTAATAAATATTAGTCACCTAAGATTCTGTTCAATTCATTTGACATTTCTCCAAGTTGATTTTTACCTCTTGACAAATCAATAAATGAATCGTCATCAGTTAAGTTTTCACTTTCAAGTAAAATTTTTAAATTATCTTTTTGGAATGATTCAGGAGTTACTCCTGCCGGTCCTCCAGGAGGTGGTCCAGGGGGTGGTGGTGGCATTTCTCCTTCAAGTCCTCCTCCTCCTTCAGGTGCTCCACCTTCAGGTCCTGGAGGTGGTGTTGAAGTTGCGGCTTCTGGACTGCCTGGTTTTTTATTACCATATAATTTGTCAATATTATCAAAAACACCGGTATGGGTAATGATTGTTGCGGTATTAATTAATTCAGCTCCAACTGCTCTTTCAATCCTTTGTTGTTGTAAATCTAATTTAATTTCTTCATCTGAAAAATTAAGAATGTGTTTTTTAGCCCAAGTTGCAGATACAGGAGAGATTCCTTCCGGGGATGCGGCTACAGCGTCCTTGTAAAGCAACATTTTTTCTTTCATTGCATCAATCTTTAATAAGTCAGCTTGTGTTGAAGGGTTAGTAAGACCTATTGTAAAATTTGATAATTCATCTTCAAATCCTAATAAAAATAAATGAATAATTGCGATTTTATTCATTTCCGCAATCATACATTTTTGTATTCTATTAATAGTTCTTGCAAATCTAATATCCATTAACGCTAAATCTTTACCTCCACCAACTGGTTCTTCAAACCCTAAAAACGCTTTAGGAACTCTAAGAGCGGTAACTAATTTTTTTTGAATGTACTCAATATCGGCAATTTCAGATAGATTAGTTGCTCCTGGTTAAGTTTCTATTGGAGATGCTTGTGTGGGGTCTCTAACTGGTATAAAATAATCTTGGTCAACTGCCATTTGATTAAATCTCATGTCAACGTTTCCGGTTTTTGAATCAACAACTTGGTCTCGTTTAAACTTATTTGCCACACGTTGAACATATCCTTCAACATCTTTATCATCCATATTACCGACAAACACTTTAAATACCCTTCTTTCAGGAGCTCTTGATGTTCTATATATTAACATAGCATCTTCTGAAAGTAATAATTGTTTCCAAATACGTCTGGCTTTTTCTAACATTGAAGTGCCATATGGTAATTTTCTATCGTCGCCTAATAATCTAAAGTGAGCAATTTCCCAAGAATTAAACTCCATGTCTTTAGTTTTCCATTTAAATCTCAATCCTTTATTTTCAGGAAGTTCTTCAACATTATGAGCTTTAACCGCTAACCCTCTTTCTAAACGTTCAATTTCAATATTTGGAAGTTGCATACATCCGACAATCCCTTTAGTAGAATCTAATTTTAAATAAACAAAATTATCACCATACTTGCAGGTGTTCCTTGTCCACATTGGTAAATTTGTGTTAATATCTAATGAATTATTAAATAAATCTGTTAATATTGATTTAATACGTTTTGATTCGGAATAGATTTGTAACATATATCCGTTTTGGTCAACTGTTGTTGATTCTTCACCATAAATGTCTAACGCCGCAGAAATTTCGGGGGTGTATTCCATAGATTCGTAATCATAAAATGACGCTAAACGGGTTGGTTCATAATAAACGGCCTGAGTATAAAGATTACTTTCAATTTTAGTCCATTGATTAGACAAATAGAAAGTTTGTTGGGCTTGTAATTTTTCTTTTTCGTATTCTTCTTTTGAATTAGTTTTAAGAAGTTCTTTTTTATCAAATTTATAAGTTGGGTAGTCTTGGTTTAGTAAAGCGTTTGGTCCAAAAGCATTTTGTAACCTTTGCCAAACTGTCATTTTATTTTTATCGTTATTTTCCATCCCTTAAAATTTAACCTTTAATATTATTAATTAAATAGTTTAACTTATTCAGTTATTTTTATTTTTTTGGGCTTACATTATTTTGACCCGCTCCTTGTCCATTTACATTACCACTAACATTAAACGTTTGTACGTTTTGTCCTGGAACAATTAATTTACTACCCCCTATTTTTTTACCAGATTTTTTTCTTGCCGTTAATCCCATAACAATAAATATTACCTTTTACCAAATAGCCAACCATATTTCATATAATCCTCTTTAGAAACATTTTGTGAATTAGTTTGGTTAATTTTTTCTTGTAAATTTGGAATGACCGGATTAAAAGACAATAAATTAGTTTGAAAATCATTATTACTAACAGACCAAGACTCTAACATAGCTTTTGTGTGTTCAGTAACTTTTGTTAAATTTGAAAATGACGATTCGGCAACATAACAAGCCATTGAAATAGACATAATTAAATCGTCATGGTGTCCTTTTTGATGGTCAGGTCTACCACTAATATAAATAAACGTATTCATTTCATTGAATAAACGAGAACTATAAATTTTAAATTCATGTCTCATTGATTCTTCAAATGCCGCAATAATTTGAACTCGTTTATTATTAAAATTTATTCCTGGAATTTTTTCTCCTACTTTAGAGTCGTATTTCCATTTATTATTAACATCAATACCATCAACATATAAATTTTTATAACCAAGTTCTTGCATTTTTCTAGCTGTTGAAACTCCCATTCCCCCAGTAATATCTATTACAACAAAACAAGAATACATATTGGCCCATTTATAACAAACTTCGGCCATTGTGTCTGGAGGAAGTTTCCCAACGTATTCAGCAACTTGTTCTCTTGTATCAAAATCAATAATTTGAAACGAACTAAAATCTTCACTATCCCCTCTGCTTACGTCAACACCCATTACGTATTTATTACCAATAACAGGTTCTTTCCATATCCAAAGAGCGTTCCCCATCATTTTGTTTTGAGGTTCTCTAATATAATTTTCTCTAATTTTTAATAATAAGGTAGAATCAAATACATTATCTCCGGACCCAAGAAAATTACATTCTAATTCTTGTGATACTTTTCTTTTATCGTATTTAAGCTTTTTAACCATACCTTCAAACCAAGAAGATGATGGTTTATAACCGCTGTCCATTATAGTTTTTAAATCGATATAATTTCTTTTTAAAAAAGGAATGTTTTCCCAACTAATAATATTATCTGCGGGATATTCTTCTTTATTTAACAAATAATGAATAATAT